TATCAACTCTTAAAGCATACTTTAAATCTCTCCATTCTACACCTTTTATCTGACTTGCGTTATAAGTTAAATTACCTTGTTCGTTTGCATTATTGTAAAACAATCTTTGTGTATGCGTAATTAAAGGTACTATTAAATCATTAGTTGTGGAATCTGCTTGCAAGAAAGAACGTACTTCATTCGCAGAGTATTCTTTATCATTTGCGCTTAAATCTAATGATTGTAATTTCTCCTCTCCTAATATGTCTTTTAATTCAACGGTACTTCCAAAGAATGTAATCTTGTATGTATGTGGTTTATTGTTCTTTAAATCCACACCTTCTAATTTAATCTTACCATCTTTAAAAGGCAAGTTGTTTAATTCTATTGTAGCAGATTTCTTTTTACGCGCATCAAATCCACCTGTAATATCGAAATTATAATAGTGTTTGAATATCTTATTATTGGTATTACTTGCAGGTAAACTAAACGTTTTAGAAAAGTCTGTAAATATCTTAGATATATCTTTTACATTCTGTATTGATTGCGTTATAGTTACGCTTTCATCTGAAAACATATCTACTCTTTGACCTTCTATGTATAATTGTAGTTCCTGCATTTATCTAATATTGTTTATAGTGTCAAATGATTTATCAAAACTTATTGTGTAATCTACTAACTTATCATTAACAGACGTCTTATAAGCTATGCTACTTGTCTTTACATTTATTGGTGTAACTAATTCGCCTGAGTCTTTAATCTCTGTCATCCAAACCTTTTCACTTAGTAACAATTGCTTAAACACTTCGTTATATTCTTCGCCTAAATAACCACTACTTAAAGAAATTGATTCACTACCTACAACATTGAAATCTCTGTTAACGTGATTAGTCTTGCTGTATATTCCAAAAGCACCTACAGTATTAGATTTGTAAGATTCTTTTTTAATACTTAAATTCTCTTTAGACTTTTTAAAGAAATACATATCTTGCAACGCTCCAAACTTGTTTACAAATGTAACTTTCTTTGGACTGTATTTACATCCTTCAACAGTCTTAACTTTTACAATCTCTAAGCCATTGCTATCTGATATGTGTATTGTATCAACCGCACCAATTTCGAAACCATCAAATATAACTTTTAAGCAATTACTATTTGAATAAACTCCCCCATCTTCTAAAACTCTTTCTTTATAGTTATCCCAATTAGTACTATCTCCCATTATAGATATGTACTCTATCTGCGTAGAACTTTCTGTTGTAGATGTAAGAGTCTGAGAGTATACAATCTCATTATCTTTAATGAATATTATAGTAGGGTTAGTATTTGTATTTATAGGTAACCTAAATAAATTATCAGCTAAAACAAATAACTCTCTGTTAGTAATAAACAAAGATGTGTTACTTAAATCGAAGGCAGGTTCTTCAAAATAAGAATAACTATCAAATGCAATACTTGTAATTGGTATAGTTGCTAGTACTACATCTACAGAGTTGTAAGCAGTTTGCACAGTTTTAACCCATACTGCTTGCCCATTATAATCTCCATCAAAAGTAATGTCTAAATAATCTTTAATCAATTCTGATATTTCAAAAGTAACTTCCGAACTTGTACCTATTATACTCTTTCTAAGATTGTATTGTGCTGTTACAGGACTTGCAGAAGAACCTTCCCAAATAGAAATATCTAATGTAGCGTAAGCAGTATTAGTTACTGCTGTACTTGTGTAATATGGACTCCTTAAATTTATTGCCATTCTATTTATTATTTATACTGTTCTTCATTAATGTTTCAACATCTAATTTAAATGCTTCTACTAAATCCTTACTTAAATTCTTAAATGCTTTATTAAATGGTTTAGTAAAAAACAAACTAGGCTTAATACCTTTCTTCTGTATTGACCGAGCAATTAAAAATCCTATTGTTTTATAACTTCCTTTTTTAAATCTTCCTTTTGAATCTCTTAATCTTAAATTCTTTGCCTTTGCCCAATCCGCTAATGGTTTTACAGGTGGCATTTTATTACCATATTTAAAAGGTGTGTTGTATTTCTTCTCTGTACCGCTTACTCCCTTATCCTGAAACACTCCGTATTCATCCATTAAGAACTCCATAGAGAAACTATTCTTATTTTCTTTTACATTGCTATCAATAGAATTGTAAAGACTCTTAGAAACGTTCTTTTTTCCTCTTGTTAAATTTGCTCTAGACTGTGAAACCACATACTTTGCAAATCTATTTAATTCTTGTTGAACATTCTTTAACATATTGTAATATCATTTGGTACTATTACATCTAGACTTAATGTCCAACCTGCAACTTCATTTTCAAACCTATCCATAAAAGGCTCAAAGCTAGGAGATCCATCTAATTGATACATACTTGTATACAAATCTCCACCTCTTAAAACTTGAACCAATTTATTTAATACAACTAATTGAGTATTTAAAACATCTTGCTCATTATTATTACCTATAAATAAATCTACCACTTCGTCTTTTGATATATCAACGATATCCATAGAAAGAATAGAAATATTATATCTTAATATACTATCTTCATTAGTAACGCTGTTAACAATCATATGAGATAATGGAAACAATGTTTGCTTAGATAGATCTACTTTAGTAATATCCCCCATTGTAACGGTATTGACATTTACATCAGACAGCAATTGATTCTTAATTGTTTCAGTTACGTTATAAAATCCTTTCATATTATTAAAATTTACTCTTTATATTTTTGTTTTCTAACTCTGCTTTCTCTTTCATAAAAGATAACATTGTTAAACAACTATGTACATTTTCCCTTGTTACTTGGTCAACCTTTGTAACATCTCCAAGTGATAAGCCAAAGAGTGAGGAGTACCATCCATACTTTGCATTAAAGTTTGCTTCTCTTGAATAGTTTCCACCTCCGCCTGATTGCCCAAAGAGAGCATCGTATGTTTCGCTAATTCCATCCCTAAATTGTAGAAAAAAAAAAGGCTGCCTAAGGCTGCGTCTAAAGGCATATCTTTCATTACCTCCGGATACTTAACATCATACTCTTTAATATTATACTTACCTACTTTACTCGTCTTAATTGGTCTGTAAAGAACATTCATTGCAACGTGCATCTGTTCCCACTTAGAAGCGTTAGTATCTAAATCAATGTATTCGCCTAAACTCATTTCATCTAAATCAGGAATAAAACCATAATCAACACCGTTTAAACTAAACTGTTCTACGTGCTGTGGTTTCTGCTCTAACATATCACTTAATATACTAATGATTTGATTTGCACTACCCACCTTTAATTTGTAACTATCTGATAAAGGTATACCACAAAAGATTTCAATCATCTTAGCATTAAGAAAGTTTCCTTCCGGATTCTTTTCTGCTACCTCTAGAAACTTCTGATACTGTCCTAAAGTAATTTCATTAAGTGATGATGGTACGTTGATCTCTAACTTCATATTAATATAACAATTTAATTCAATTTATTTATTGACTATCTTACACTATATTTTCCCTTGTTAGGATTATCTAAGTTGTATATTATATTATATCTTGCTCCGTCTATTGCGTGGTTCCAATCATCACAATATAATTTAGAGCCTTTATCTAAATACACATAGTTGTTTAACTCCTTCGCTATGTTAGCAGAATTAGGTTCTAAGACTATTTCATAATCTTGCATAGTAGTAATACCACTTTCGATAGTTCCTTTCTTAACAGCCTGTATATTGACTCCTTTATATTTTAAATCTGAGATTAATCTTGGTTCAGCACTATCCGCAATAATTAACATCTTACCAACCCTTGATAATATAATCTGTGCTAATTCTGTTGTACCTAATCCATTTCTATAAAGATGTTCTTTTAAGTATATCTTTCTCTTACTCTTATCAATAGCTACTTCTGTCAATGTGTCAGGATCAATACTAAATCCAAAATCCATTCCACAAGATGTTTGCAGGTTATCCGGATTAAATGCTCCGAACTTCCAATTAGTAAATACAACTCCTTCAGCCTTTGCAAGCCATCCCCCCATAATTTTATGTTCGTATTTATCAGGGTTCTTTAGTTTTATATTTCTAACGTTGTTTAAGAAACT